TAACTTTAATCTTTCACAATTTTTATCTATAAAATGTTTACCACCACTGATACCCAAACCAAATGTTTGTACACCTAATGATCCACCAACTGCACAAACATCTTGTGTCATACTATTGTATGATGGTGAAGACGCTGATGGTGGTGCAGACTTAGTATTTGAATTAGTTGTACTGTTTGTTGTGCTATTAGAACTTGATCCAGACTGGTATGTTGTGGTTGCTGAAGACGTGTATCCGCCTTCAATTGCAGTGTTAGAACCTGAAGTATTTGTTTGAGTTGAACCTGGATAAGCTGGCGTAGCAAATAATGCTAGGAGACACATCAGTACAATAAGCACAGCTGTAAATCTGTAATTCATCCTGGCTATCTCCATGGCTCATAAATCCTTTACTTAACTATCAATGCTATAACAAGAACAGCGACTACAACACATTCAATCTTGTGGTCTGACCAGTAATGCATAGCTTTACTTTTCATTTTATCAATCATTTTTTTTCTCCTCTATTTCATAAAAGAACTTGTCCGTATCTTCTGTACGCCAAGCTCCACTATTTTCTACGTTCCACTCAGAAGTTTGCACTTTCCAGTCAGGAGTACTATCTTTCACCGTGAAAGAAGGTATATCCCATATACATCTATTGTTAGGTTGTGCTGCAAAATTGCCATCATCTAAGGCAATAATGTGAGCGCACTTATGTTCGTGCGGTATCTCTGAATGATCAGTGTCTAGTATATTACTATTTGGATGTGCAAAGTCAACTGTAAATAAATACTTTCCATGGTGCCATTTTTTATCTTTGCCTATGTATTTACCAGCTTGTCCGTCTAATATATCCCAATGATGAACAGAAGGATAATAAGAAAAACAATTCCAGAGCTGAAGTTCATCAAGTCTTCTTGTGGGCACTCGTGATGGGTCAAATCCCTTTTGAATAAACGCGCTAATTGGTAGGCGATAAAATATTGCACCGTTTTCCATAATAGCATGCCATAATATAGCACGACCTGTAATAGCGCTAATACCAAACACAATGCAGTCTTCAACTTCTCCATGATATTTTTTACAATCATATAAATACTCTTTTCTTATTTGTGCATAAGTCATTGGTATGTTTGCATTTAAATAAGCCATAATTTATCCTCACTTTATACTACCCCAATTTGGTCCCGATTCAAAGTCAACTTTATTCTTAACCTCAAGAGGTATTGTTTGTTCCATTGTTTCTTTAATAAACTTTGGTTCGTGGTCCGTGATTGAAAAACAAAGTTCATCGTGTATTTGTATGTGAGGTATTATACCTTTTTCATATAGATCTACCATTGCCTTCTTTGTCATATCTGCAGCTGACCCTTGTATCAATTTATTTAAAGCTTTGTATGTAAATGCAGGTGTATAATATCTATCAAAATAGTCCATGTAGTTTGCATCTATCTTGTTTTGTTTGTATTTATCTAGCATCTCTGCTTTAAACGCTTCTCTTGCCTGTTCTTCTGTGTACAATGGCACCTCGTTAAATCTATTTATTTCAGGGTTCCATTCTTTGTTGGTTGTTTCCCATTTATTAAATCTGCAAAATCTATCATACAATGTAAATAGTAATTTGTTTTGTTTAGCAAAGTTTATTAACTCCTGTGAAAGCTGACGTACAAATGGCACTCTTCCATGATACTCGTTAAATAATTCTTTAGCTTGTTTCTGATCTAGTCCGAGTTCTCTTTGTAATTTAATCTTACCCATACCATAGAACAAACCTAGGTTAATGGTTTTTGCCTGTTTCCTGGAGATATTAGCCATGTCAGCAACGATTTGATGAAAATCAGCATCATCCCTATCAAACTCTTCTTGAAGGTTCTCTGTGCCTGGTAGACCTAATTTTATAGCATAGTGCACTACAATACGTGGTTCTTGTTGACTGTAGTCAAAGCTACCCCATTTACAACCTTCTTCTGGTATAAACAATTCTCTCATTTTACTGCCTATGTAACCCTTTGCAGGTATCTGTTGTAGATTAGGATTAGACATACTGAATCTACCTGTAACTGTGCCGCCTGAGTCTGATCTTATTTGATTTATATCTGCGTGTATTCTACCCTGGTGTACATATTCTAATAGTCCATCTATAAAAGTATTTGCTGCTTTGTCATACTCTCTTGCTTTTGCAATCATACGCAAACATTTATTACTATGTGTTTTAAGATAATCTTTTGGTAGTTGTGGCATCTTAGATTTAGGAGTAACCTTGTAATCTTTTATGTGTAGGTGATCTAATAATTTTTTAATTGATGCTGCAGCCCAAATATCAACTCTTACTGTTGTTAAAGATTCTATTGCTTTTAATATTTGTTCTCTTCTTTTTTTAAGATGTCTTCCAAACTCAATTGCTTTTGCGACATCTATTCTAACGCCTTTGAATTTCATGTCAACTAAACACAAAAATAATTTTGTTTCTAATTCAAATATTTGTCTACAAGTTTTTTGCTCTCCATCATCTTTAGTGTATAATATTTCGTCAATTTTTTTATTAAAAAGATTCCATAATTTATAAGTTAAGTTTACATCTTGCTTTGCATATTCTTTTACAATTGATGCAGGAAGTTTATGCATGTTAGTCATTGGGTCCTTTACTGTGCCACCAGACCATTCTAAAGTTTTTTGTTGTAAATCGTATTTATATTTTTCTTCGTTAAGATAATCTTTTGATAATGAGTCTAACGAATATTTAAATCTATTCTCATCAATTACAGATGCTGCTATCATTGTGTCAACAATTCTACCTTTCATCTTCATACCTGTCACAGCTCTAATCCAACACACATCATACATAGCATTGTGAAATACTTTTGTTATGTTTTCATTTTGAAATATTTTTTCGTTAAGAACATTCCATATCTTTTCATCTCTTTTGTAGTCTGTAAATATATCTGAATGACGTAGAGGGAAGTATGCTGTTTCTTTTTCAGTTGCAACTGCGATACCACATATAAAACCATCATTACGTATAGCACCCAAACCTTTTGTTTTAAGATTAGGATCGTATGTTTCTATATCAACCGCAACTGTATCTACACCTTTTAAATCTAAATCAATTGGATGTTTACACATTATAATCTCTCTCTAATATCATTTCTAAGTAGTGTATCGCTTTCTTAATGTCCTCTTCCTTCCCTTTGAACGAGTGCCTGCATATATACTTTATAGCGTTACCTTCTGCAAAAAGCAATTTGTTTTCATTTATAAACTCTGCTGGCTGTATTTTAAAATTTTTATAATGTTTCCCGCCAACCTGCTTATCTAGTGACTCATAACCTATTCCTTTAAATATACTTTTATCTGTCATCTTACTCCTAGTGTGTATTTACCTTGTGATGCTATAGTCCAGCAATCAAATCTGCCTCGACTGTATGCAACATATTTTAACCTTAATTGTGTAAAGTAATTCTCCTGTCTTGTTGTTGTAAGATCTACTATTACATTATCAAACGTTAATCCTTTTACAGTATGTATGTTGGCGTGCTTTACTTTAACATCGCCGTCTAAACTAAAACCTTTTTGTAATATTTTTTTTATATATAAAATTCTATCTGGATCTGTTTTCTTTCTAATTAATGCAAAGTCTCTCTCTTCTCCTGCATTATCTTTTAAATACTTATGATATATTAAGTAGTCCATGGTATACTCTCTGTCTACCCAATCTTCAAAAGTTTCTTCCCCTCTGCCATGAACTATAACTTTACTACCCATGTACTGCCAGAAGTCTTTAATCTGTTTAACAGACATTGGCATGCCTTTACAAAACTCTTTCCATAATTTATGACACCTTATTTCTTTTTTTGGTACGTGAGCCGTGTTTCCTACATGCGCAAACTCTATACCATTTTGTTTAAAAAAATTTTTAACCCATGAATCAGATGGAGTTCCTCTATAAGTAAATAAAAAAGTTTCATCAGTATTTCTAATCTTGTGTAGTAAAGTTTCCATAGCAGTACAGTTTTTTTCTAGTCCAGGTAAGTGATAGTGATTGCCTACAACATCTGTAGATTTCCAAGTTCTATCATAACCATAACGATCCCATATAGGTTTTATAATTCTTTTACACATGCTGTTAATTGTTTTACCACACCTATAACCCTGCTCTAATTGTTCTGCATCCCTTGATAATTTGTGATAGTAGTCTGCATCAGATCCTGCAAACTCAAATATAGTCTGGTCTGCATCACCGACAAAATAATACTCTTGTGTTTTTGTTGCCATTTTATTAAGAGCCTCTCTCTGTGGCACGTTACTATCTTGAGCTTCATCAACTATTAAAGCATCTATGTCTGGTTCGACAGCCTTATCAATAAAATCTTGTATCATATCTGCATAGTCACAGACGTGATTATCATGTTTGTATTGTGTATATGGAAACTCCATCTGTTCGACAGAGTTTAAACTATATGGTTTGTATGCATTCTTATCACACGTCTTCCAATGTTCTTTTAAAGTATTACCTTTACCATATGCATCTGCCAAATATCTATAAAATTTATGTTTGTCTGCATTAAATTCTGATTCTGTTACTCTTTGTAATTTAAAAAGTGAATCTATTGTTGTAAGATTCATGTGGTCCTCATAGCTAAATACTTCTTTACGGCCTACCAATCTGCTTTTGCAATACGAATGTATTGTGCATATGTTATACTTCATAGCTTTTTTTGTAACACCTTGCATCTCTGGTAATTTAAGTATCTCATCTCTTATTTCATCAGCTGCAACATTTGTATGTGATAGTATTATTATTTTATTATAAGAATATTTTTTTAATAACTCTGTATACTTTTGAGTTATAAATTTAGATGTCTTACCTGTGCCAGGTGGTCCTGATATAAACTTAGGTTGTTTCATCTGTCACCTCTTGATACTCACCCTCAATTATTAAATCTTCTCTTTCTAATTTTTGATTAGTTAAACGCCAAGACACACAGGATTTTTCACCATACTTACCATGAGTTTTTTTAGCCTTTAGTATTTTTTGACATTTAATTACAAGATCAACTCTTTGTAGATTTACTTTTTGTTTATGTAGATAGTCTTCAAATTTATCTAACTTAAATTCTAATATGTTTCTTTCCATATTGTAATAAGGTAGACCAAAGTAAGCTAATTCTTTTTTGTTTGTGTACGCTTTTTCTTCTGAAATATAATTTTTAAAATGTTTTACAAATCTTAAATCCTCTTCTGCCTCTTCTACATACTCATCTGATTTACCTCTTGCCTCATACTTTCTACGCATAATCTCTTCAAAGTCTGAAGCTTTCATTTCTGGAATCCACACAGATGCTTTGCTAATTACAGAATCATAAAATAATTTTTTATTTCTAAGTGTGGGTCCATCAACTGTTATTGTTTTTTCAACAGCCTCACCTTGTACTACAGCATTTATTTTTACAAAGTATCTGTCACTACCGTACTCTATAATTTGACCTATTGATTGTTTTGCCTCTTCGCTTGTAGCTTCTTGCACGCCAATCCAACTAAACATTGTTGCAATTGTTTTTGTAGAACAACCAATTATTTCTGCAAGTTTAGGCATACCAAATTTTCTATTTGCTTTTTTATGTGTTGTGCCTTTTTTCTTTCTCTTCTCACACTCTTCATCTTTTGCTGCAACAGCTATTTTGTAAATAAAATCATCTATGTCATCTACATTCCACTCTGTATGTTTTAACAATACACCTGCTATTGCAGTGCAATAGTCATCTCTCTGTCCTGAACCTGCGTATGTAATACACAGAGCAGCAGACAAAGCTATCTTACCAAGATCAAC